ACACGACAGAGCGGCGGCTATAGTGGAGCTGGTCGTTCGTTGATGATGGGGCAGTCCATCGTAGCTCTGGCACGTGACTACCCAGAGTACATGGAGAAGATCGTGGTGTCGTTTCCATGGCAACGTATCGTGGCGAAGGCGAGGGAGAAGTGAAGAAACTGAAACGTATCTGGCGTGCATTCTGGGCTGGCTTCTGGGCTGCGTGGATGGAGGTACCACCGCGATGGGCGAAGAATCAACTCACTGTTCACATCTCATGTGACACGACGGAGTTCGATGACGAGATTGCACGTGTGATTCGTCGACTCGAAGAGGTTCAACGAATGGAGGCTGTGCGATGGAGAGACGATCTTTCTTGAAGGGATTTCTGATCAGTGCGTCTGCCGCTGCCGGTACGGCGTTGGTGCAACTCGCGACACCAGAGCAAGCCATCGCATTGATTCAAGATCACGACGTGGTACTTGGGCAGCCAAACCGATACGAACCTCCATGGATGGGGTCCGAGATCTACATGAAGCATACATCCGGCTACGTTCCGGTTGGGTATCTTACCCAGTTGAACATGCGCACGGAGATGAACGATGCGTCGTCGTGGTGGGAAGGTCATGGGACGTTGATTCCCGGTATCAAGCATTGGACGTTCGAGTTTGAAGGGAGACCGTGATGGCGGTGGTCAAGAAAGAAAAGGGTGAATTCAAAATCGGAAAGAAGAAAGGCAAGGTGGCGAAAGTAACGGAGGAGAAGTTTCGGTTGCCAACGGAGCGGTCCGAACCCGAAGGCGCGTTGGGTGCCTACACATGGCTGATCTTCGGTGAGAAGAAGATCGGCAAGACTACGCTCACGGCATTGTTCGGCGAAGCGATTCACCTCTTCACCGAACCGGGCGGCAAGGCGTTGCGGTTGTATCCAGTGGTCATTGATGACTGGCGGAAGTTCCGACGCGCCATTCGTGCGTTGAAAAGCGATACGCGATTCGATACGGTGGTCGTAGACATCGTCGATAAACTCTACCCGATGTGCGAGGACTACACCTGCGAGAAGTTAATGATCCAAGATCTCGCCGAGGAAGACTGGGGCAAAGGCTGGCGGGAGAACCGAAAGGAATTCGAGCGTGAGTTCGGCGCGCTGTTGAACCTCGGCAAGGGCGTAATCTTCATCTCGCATGCGCAGGAGCAGAAAGTAGAGACACGCGACGGCAAAGAGTACGACCGCATGATGCCGACGATGCACAAGCGGATGCGGGATCTGGTAGAAGGTTCCGTTGACATCTGGGCCTATTACACCTACGTCGGGCGGCGACGGGTGTTGCAGATTCTGGGCGACGACCATGTATCGGCCGGCCATCGGTTGGAGGGACGATTTCTCACACCAGATGGCGAACCGATTCGGCGGATTGACATGGGTCGGTCGCCCAAGCAGGCGTATCGAAACGTGACCGATGCGTTTCAGAACAAATACGTGCCGACCAAGTCATCGGATATCGACACGCCAGAAGAGGAGGCACCGAAGACGAAGAAGAAGTTTCGTATCCACCACTAACCCAAAGGAGTATTTGTGGCAAAGAAAAAGATGACGAAGAAGAAAGCCAGCACCGGTGTGGACTTCGGAAAGTATCTCCGTGGTCTGAATCGGCATCTGGACAAGGCGAAGGAAGCCGCAGCCGAAGGTGGCTTCGAAGAGTACAACGACGGACGGTACGCCATGCGTGCGACCGGTGCGAAGTTGGGTCTGTCGAAGAAAAAGAACGCTCAGGTGATCATCACCTGGAAGTTCATGGACGGCGACTACAAGGGCAAGGAGAAGTTGGACTTCGAAGGTCTCAACGAAGATCACCTGCCCTACCTCCTGCGCAAGTTGGATGCGATGGGCTACGACACGGCGGAGCTCGAGAATCTCGAAGAGGATCTCCAGACGATTCTCGATGACATCACCAAGACGAAGCCCAAGTTGAAGGTGCGTATCAAGACCAAGGGCGAGTTCCAGAACCTCTACGTCGACGGACCGCTCGACGAAGAGGAAGAAGACGACGATGACGACGAGGAGGACGACGACAAGAAGTCCAAGAAGTCCAAGAAGAAGTCCAAGTCCAAGAAGGACGACGATGACGACGAGGATGACGAGGACGAGGAAGAGTCCGAGGACGAAGAAGAGTCCGACGACGAGGAAGAATCGGATGACGAAGAAGAATCCGACGAGGATGAAGACGAAGAGGAGAAGCCCAAAAAGAAAAAGGGCAAGAAGAAAGACGATGACGACGATGAGGAGGAAGAAGAGGATGACGACGAAGAGGATGATGAAGAGGTCGACGACGAAGTCGACGTCGTCGTCGGGTCCATCGTCAAAGCCGAATCGAAAAAGCTCGGCAAGATCAAGGGCGAAGTGATCGAGCTGTTCGAAGCTGAAGGAAAGGTCCTGATCAAGACGGACAAGGGCAAGACACTCAAACTCAAAGCCGACCAGATCCTGTCAGTCGAAGAGTCGCCAGCGGAGTCCGTCCCGAAGAAGAAAGCGAAGAAGAAAACGAAGAAGTAAGTTCACAATGAACCCGTTTGGGACATCCACCATCTCGAACGGGTTCCCTCTCGTCTCCAAAAGGAGGACCGCGTGCGTGTCGAAGAGATGAGCGATCGGGTGGCCAAATTCTTCGAAGAGGCAAATGAACTTCAATGGAGGAAGAACGCCGATTACCATCCAGACAGAATAGCGATGTTGGAGATCATGCGGACTGCGTGCGAGAGTGGTATTACAGTGGAGCAGGATCTCTGGGGTCGTATCCGAAAACAGATGTCCGCACTCCGTCGATTCGTTATTGACGGACATACCGAATCCGAACCGCCACGATCACGAATGATCGATGTGACCGTGTATATGGGGATGTTGGCGTTTTGGATCAGTGACAGAGATGAGTGCATCAACGATGCATTTATGTTTCAGAACACGCTTACGTTTTGCGAGCATCGAATCCATTGCAATCGTACCACGATAGCCGAACGTATGTGTGACCGATGCATGTTCCTATTCTGGTTGGAGGACCGTGCTCGTTAAAACCGGACGTATCGGTGGGCTGAACGTTCGCGGCAATCTGCTCGCGATCGATTCGGAAACCACCGGCATGATGCCGTATGGGGACTGGCGGCGGATGGTCCTCAATTTTGGGAGCAAGAAGAATCCCGATATCGAGATCCGTCGTGTGCAACCCGCACGTGCATTTATATGGACCCTATGTGACCGGGACGGCAACACGGACTACCTGCGTGGGAAGGTCGATCCGTATACACGGGAGGTGACGTGGGACAAAGGCAAACTGGATCCAATAAACGAAATTTGGAGCAACCCGAAGATCACAAAGATCGGACACAACCCCAGGTTTGATATCGCAATGGCGGAACAAGCTGGAGCGGACATACGTGGTCCGGTATTGGACACGCAGATCATTGCACACATTGCCACCAGCGGTCAAGAGCTGACCTACGCATTAAAGCAACTGTGCAAACGCAGGTTCAAATATCCAGACGACGACGAGAAGACGTTGCTAGCTGAAGTCAACCGCCGACGCAACATCGCCAAGCGAGAACGGTGGTCCATCGCGAACAAGATTATCGGGGGACCGAAACCGCAAAAATCAGACATGTGGTTGTGTCCGGATTCGTTTATCAAACCGTATGGGGTGGGCGACTCCATTCGTTGTATGCTGATCTACATGGCGTGGTGGAAGGAGATTCAATCCGACCCACGCACCAGAGAAGTATGCGATCGCGAACACGAACTCTTCTGGACATTGAAGCGTATGGAAGACCGTGGGGTCCGTATCCATCGCCCACGTGTCCACTCACTGATCAAGTTTTACGATGCGTATCGTGCGAAGCAAACCGCAATCGCGTCAGCCAACGGTGGCGCGGGTCTGAACTACAAGAGCACCCCACAGATGACCAAGGTGTTCTATGAGATACGACACCACCCACCGAATTACACCAAGACGTTCAACAAGAAGATCGGCCGACTAAACTACTCACTCAACGGCGATGCGCTGTTGAAGATGGCCAACGGGTATGTCATTGAATCTGCGCAATGGTTCGGTGGCGAACGAAAGACTGACGACCTACCGATAGGCGCGCGATGGGTTCGCAATAAAAAGACGGGTGCGCGCTATATCAAGGTGCCACCTGATCCGTTAGCCAAGGCGGTGTTGGAACACAACGCAGCACAGCAGACGAACAACTCATTCCTGCACGTCTACAAACGATATTGGATGCAGGAGTCTCCTGGCGTCTGGGTGTTGCATCCGAACTTCAAACAGACCGGTGCGAAGACCGGACGACTGTCGTGTTCCGATCCAAACTTGCAGCAGGTCGCATCCGAGACCACCGGCCGTAGGAAAGCCGATATCCAATCTCGTCCGCGAGAAGCGTTCGGGCCACGTCCAGGTTACATTTGGTACCTCCCGGACTACTCTCAGATCGAGGTGTGGCTGTTCGCCTACCTCTCTGGTGAGAAGAAGATGCAAGAAGCCCTGATGTCAGGGCAGGACTACCATGGTGGCATTGCCAAACAGGTCTTCGGCAAGTACAAGGACTTTGACGACGCGAAGGATTACTATCGCAAGTGCGCGAAGCTGATCATGTTCTGTCTGTTGTATGGTGGTGGTGTTCCCAAAGCTGCCAAGCTCTTGAAGACCGATGTCGATACGGCGATGGACTTCGTGTCAGCATACCATGCGCGACTGCCGGGTGTGAAGTCATTCATGACCG